TATGGTTCGCGTGCTCTCCAAGCCGTAAAAATATAACCGGACGATGGTATCTCGTTACGATATAGTTCATTCCTTTACAATGCAACTTTAACATGAGGTAATCATGCAACTGAACTTAGATTCAAGTGTCTCTCGACGTTGTCGAGAATTGAAATCACGTCAGTGGAAGTGGCAGTCTAATAGCGCTGAGAAGCGTTTTAATTCAGCTCACCGAAAGGTAGGAAGATTGATCGATCCAGTTGTTGTACGCTGGTTAAAAGCTCGTGGTCATAAGGTCCCAGGATCTAGATCAGAGTACCAACCAGAACAGCTCTTCAATGAGCAATTCTTCAATTTCTTTGAAGATGTCAAAATACAATGGGATAATGAAGCTTTTGCGATTGCTTCTCGCAAGGTGAAACGGATTTATTCAGTAATGAATGGTCTAGAAGCTGATCAACTCGAAGAAGTGGCGCCTAAGTTAAATACGAATTCAGGAGCACCTTTGTTCTTGAAGAAGCGAGATTGTTTAAGTGAAGGCCTGTCGAGAGCTAAGGCAGTCTCAACAGGTCGTGTCGCGCCCTATCCAACGGCAGCTTTCCACCGTACACAAGAAGGAGACAAGGTCCGATTAGTTTTCGGATACCCTCTGGAGATGATTCTAATTGAAGGTCGGTATATGCAACCTATTGAGAATCGTTTCGCTTCAGTTTCTGTCCCATATACCCATGGTTTAACAACCGTAGGTATAGCAGCCAGATGTAATCGGCTGGAGTATTGTGATATACAGTTTTGCTTAGATTGGTCCAAATTTGATTCAACGGTACCAAGAAGAGTAATCTACACCGCGTTTGAAATCATTCAAAGTTGGTTTCATTCGACCGATGAAGCTTGGGAAGTACTTAAGAAATATTTTCTAACATGTCCTATGTTAATGCCTGATGGTAGAATGTATTTCGGTAGGAAACGTGGTATCCCGAGTGGATCATGGTTCACGCAGTTAGTTGGTTCGTTATGCAACCAGTTGTTGTCCGAGTATATAGCCGTACGATTACACGTACATATTGATGAACACAGTGTGTACTTCGGTGACGACTCCATCCTAGGACTGAATAAATTTCCTAATGTTTTAAGTTGGGAGAAAGAAATCAGTCTATTGGGCATGAGCCTTAATCCCAC